TTCCCATTCGGCTTACGTCGTTTGGGATTCACCTCGTTTGGGAGTCACGGCAGCGCAAAACGATCTGCTTGGTCAGCTCCTCACGGCCGTCATGGTCGCGGGGACTCCTGACTACGCACTTCGTCTCCTGCAGGGTGAGCACTAGTAAAAGGGGAAAGAGGACTGTAAAGTCCACCTCTAAGAGAACAGTTCGTAATAGATCTGAACTCTTTGAGCTTTTCTTGGCCACTTTGATTATTTCGGTACTGGTGATAGCGATTACGGTTGCTATCGCCAGTCCGGAGTTTTCTCTGTGGGTAGGAAATCTTTTTCCTGGTCTCTAGTGCTCCGAATTGTCGTCATCTTTAGTCTTAGGAAACTTATTCTCCCGTTAAGGAGGAGGTTTGAAAAGCCTAATGATGCTCTGGCATAGAACGGCGGCGGAAGCCGCAGTTCAGTGCTGCACAAGCGCCAGTCGTGATATCGAAAGAATCACGACACGTTTTGAACACGAAGGGACTGAGCTGTTAACTCTGTCCTTGCCTCTGGTAGGAAAAGCTTTCGAAAGATCGCTTGACCTATCCGAGATAACTGACGACCTACGTTCCACTTGTGGAACGCGGGCAGGATTTCCCCTGTTTCTAGGGAATTTCCTTCAGCTCGTGTTTGACCGTAAAAGCTTCCAACTTCTTGATGATCCACTGCCTGAGGCGATTCAAGCTATACGTCAGCTAACACTGATGTTTAGCAAGATCCTGATCCCGTGCTCTCGAGCCCGGGAAGAGGATGCCTTTCACAGTTTCATCAAGTGTGAACAAGAACTCCGGGATACCTCTGCAACTTGGACTGACGATGTATTGTCAGACTTTTGTCGCATTGGTTCCGTGCTTTTCGGAGACGTGTTTTCCGCAATAGACAGAGATGTTTATCGTGGAGACATTATCCCGAAGCATGGTCCTGGCGCGACTGCTGACAAACTTACGGGAAACCGTAAGTTTCAGCAGTCTCAATGGACAGATCGCTTAGAATCAATTTTTCCGGCAACGGAGAATTTGATTCCTAGCTTTCGTTACCATCAGAGCCTGGACGAGCTGGAGTACTTGGATCCCGAGACTGAGAGACCTGTAAAGGTCATATCAGTTCCTAAAACGGCGAAAAGCCCACGAATTATCGCCATCGAGCCCACATGTACTCAGTACATGCAACAGGGTTTGATGGAGAAGTTCGTGGAATATGTTGAAACCCCCGTTCTTTTTAACAGGAAGAACGCTGTTTTCAACATGATGGGATTCACAGACCAGAGCCCTAACCAGGTTCTAGCACGTGAGAGCTCCCTTTCGGGGGAACTCGCCACTCTCGATTTGAGTGAGGCATCCGATCGCGTTTCGCTTCAGCTCGTTGAAACGATGTTGACTAACTGGCCCTGGCTTTTACAAGCAGTGCTGGCGTCGAGATCGTTGCGAGCGGACGTACCTGGCTGGGGTGTTCACACCCTTGCCAAGTTCGCGTCTATGGGATCGGCCTTAACTTTTCCGCTTGAAGAATGCGTGTTTCTTATCGCAATCTTCATGGCTATTGAGAAATCAATAGCTAAGGAAAAGGGTTGGTCAAGTTGGAGCCTAACCTACACAGATGTAATGTCTTATGTAGGAAAGGTGCGTGTCTACGGGGATGACATCATTGTCCCCGTAGGTCTTGTGCAATCCGTGATAGAATCTTTGGAGTTGTTAGGCTTCAAAGTGAACCACAGCAAATCCTTCTGGACCGGAAGGTTCAGGGAAAGCTGTGGCAAGGAGTATTACGACGGACATGATGTCACCATCTTTCGTGTTCGTCGTCTGCTCCCTGTATCACGGACTGATGTTCCGGCGGTCGTATCTACAGTTTCCCTTCGTAACCTGGCTTACAAGCAAGGTTACTGGGGAGTTGCAAGATACCTCGACGACGCTCTGAGAGGTTTGATACCCTTTCCGAATGTCGCTGAGAGTTCCGCTGTACTAGGCAGACTGTCCTTTCTTGGTTACGACGAAGAGAGAATAGATAAAGACCTCCAAACCCCATTGGTTAGGGGAATGGTCGTCAATTCTCGTACTCCGCTTTCATTAGTGGAAGACGAATATGCCTTACTAAAGTGTCTCTTGAAGCGTGGGTCTTCACCCTTCGCCGATGAGCGGCACCTAGAACGTCAGGGCCGTCCTCGTTCGGTTAGCATGAAAACGAGGTGGGCTAGTCCCTATTAACGGGGCTAGTGGAGGTATTTCCTCCTAGTGAGAGAG